CCTTATATCTTATTTAAGGGAAATACAAACAAAAATAACCCAAAAGCGTATAAGTCAAATGGACTTAAAGTTCACATGACAAATATATGTAGCGAAATAACATTACATACTGACGAGTCACATTCATTTGTTTGTTGCTTGTCATCTTTAAATTTAGATAAATACGACGAATGGAAGAATACGAATTTAATTTACGACGCGACTTGGTTCCTGGACGGTGTGCTGGAAGAATTTATTCAGCGAGCAAAGAATATGAAGGGATTCGAGAACTCTGTACGCAGTGCGGAAAAAGGAAGGGCACTTGGATTAGGTGTCCTTGGATGGCACAGCCTATTACAGAAAAAGGGAATAGCTTTCGAAGGTTTATTAGCGCAATTCAAAACGCGGGAAATATTTTCAAAAATAAAAATAGAAACTGAAAGAGCTTCAAGAGCTTTAGCTGAAATATATGGTGAACCTTTATGGTGTGTTGGTACAGGTTTTAGAAATACACATTTAAGATCAATAGCTCCAACGGTTTCAAATAGTAAGCTATCGGGTAATGTATCGCCTGGTATTGAACCTTGGGCGGCTAATGTATTTACTGAACAATCAGCTAAGGGAACATTTATTAGAAAAAATAAAGAACTTAAAAAAGTATTAAGAAAAATTGGAATCGACAATAAAGAAACTTGGGATAAAATTTTGGAAGACGGTGGATCCGTTCAAGGAATTAAACAACTTGATGGATGGTTTTACGATCACTCAGGAAGACTTACCGAAGAAGATGGTGAGCCTGTAAAAAATGTATTTAAAACATTTAAAGAAATAAACCAATTAGAATTAATAGGTCAAGCAGGTATAAGACAAGATTATATAGATCAATCTGTAAGTTTAAATTTAGCGTTTCCTTCTGTTGCTGAACCTAAATGGATTAATAAAGTACATTTAGAAGCATGGAAACGAGGTATAAAAACATTATATTATATGAGAACAGAATCTGTACTTCGCGGTGATATAGCCGCAAATGCTATGAATCCTGATTGCATATCGTGTGATGGATAAAAAAAAGGGGCCGCAAAGCCCCTTAATTATTTATATTGATGGCTCAGTTGGCCATACTATTCTTCCATTCTCCGATGAAACATTCCCTGGAGCATCTCTAAGTTCCTGTCTATAAACAGCATAAGGTGTTTTTATACTATCAGGTACATCAGCACCTTGTGTCCAGTCACTAAGTCTTAACTTTTCATTTCTTATGGATCTAAAATTAGCCTTCCATTTTTCCGCATCTCTTGCGTTAGCTTCTTCTATTGTCATATTTTTAATTTTTAATGTTATTAATTAGACTATTAAAGTACCTAAATTACCTACTGAATCTATTGTTATCATTCTATAATTACCAGCTTGGTCTTTTATTAATACTCCTTGATTAGAATATGGTTCTCCTTTAATTTTTATACTTCCTTCAATTTCAACTTGATTAGTTGATTCATACAATTCCCAAGTAGGTGTAGTTGCACCTCTAACACTTACATCTTGGAATCCCCAACCACCTGGATCTGAGTTGTGACCAAACTGTAAATTAGCTAATGGACTATAAGCGAAAAAATCAACTCCATCCCAAAAATTAACATCATTTCCGTTTGCGTCCAATACTCTCCAGTAGTAATTATATGTAGGAAGTCCACTCATCCAGGGGTCACCTTCCATTCCTTCTTCATAGTAAACTAATTTTAAATGATCAAAATTAGGATTTATACTATAACCCGGAGTACTAGGGGTATTACCATCATCATACATAAATTGTCCAGATGGAATATTTTCTTTATTTGTAAGTTTAAGCGTAGCATTTCCTAGCGGTGCATTAGTAAAACTACTACCATATCGCACTCTTGTTTGAAGCAGTGGATAATTAATAGCTATTCCTCCAGGTCCATTTATTGTACCGCTTGCATGACCTATAATTGGGCTAGGAATATTCGATCCTTCATTATTGTAAAACTGAAATGTAGTTGGATTATCTCCTCCTGAAGCATTTCCTCCCTTCCATACAGCTAGCAATGTTTCTTGTGGATTATTTAAATTACTAGTATCAGCGCCTCCAATTGCTGCTGGTGCTCCAAATACTCCTTGATTATCTGCTACAGCAGAAGTTAATTCACCTGTAGTTGGATCAGCTGATATTTTTGTATTTCCTACAAACAAAGAATTAGAAGATATATATAAATCTCTAAATTTATTTGTTGAAGATCCTAAATCTATCTGCTCATTACTAGCAGGGGTTATAGAGGTATTACCCATAGAAATTCTATTACCTCCTTCATGCTGCAATACTATATTTCCTGCGTCATCCGCTGCAATATAAGTATCATCATTTGTACCTAAAATTATCTTATTATTATCTGGCATTTTTGTGTGTTATTTATTGTGTTATTCATTTGTTATTTATTATTTACAGGACAACTGTATTCATTGTTGCAGTGGAATAAGAACCTCCATTTAATTGATTCCATGCAACAATTCCTGATGGTTCAGAAATATTCATTCTGAAATCTGCGGAGCCTCCGTAATTAGGTCTATATCCACTCCACATTTGATAACCATTATTACCAAAAGCAAATACTATATTAATACCATAATTTGTTTGACCCGGCCATGAATTTGTCCCGTTACCTAAATGGTCAAAAGCATAACCAAATTCATCACCTTGTTTTAGATGCTTGCAATCAAAAATTATACCTATTACTTGGTTAGGAGGAAAAGCTGAACCTGAAGGCCAAGCTCCATCTGTTATAAAATATTTCGTGCCAGGAGTAACTTTAATATTTATATGATTACCACTTGAATAATCATTAAAAGCATAAGGATTAGCATTAGAATCACTATCTCCCATTTTACCTGTTTGTTGAGGTCTTACATCAATATTAACTATATTCCCAGGAATTCCAAATTGTCCAAATCTACCATAACCTGGATTTTTGTCAACCCCTCTATCAAGAGGATAACCATACATATAGCCATTCCCGTTAATTTCTAACCTAAGTCTATGCCCTCTTCCAGGATAATAAACTTCTATAGGATTATTATCACCATAACCTCCGTTTCCGTTAGGATCAGTACTATAAGCTAATCCTGTTGAATTTTGTGATCCAGTATTAGGTGCATTATCTGCTCCATATAATGTATAAATAAAATATTCACCAGGGCCAGATCCATCATACTGAGAATGGTTTTTAGAATAAAATATTAAATGTTTTTTACCAGATTGATCACCGTTTAAAAAACCTTCCATACCCATTAAAAAATCTACATATGTGATTCCATACGTGCTTTCATCTGTGTATCTATCAAATTCTATTTCAATACCTAAAAACTCATGAGTGCTATTATTTGTAAATATATCATTAATACTATTATAGTTAGGACCCCACTCATTAATTTTGTAAAGACCGCCTGTTTTTACACCACTCACTTGTAATACATTATCTAAAGCCATCGCTTGGTGATTCCATCTTTGGTCTCCTGAAGAATATGGTGTTTTAGTACTAAAATCATCTGTTGTTTTAAATAAACTTTCAGCTTCATTATCTGTTACAATTGATAACTTTTTAGTAAAATTAGTTGTTTCACTAAATTTAATTGGTGTTGTAACATCTATGTCTTGTACTATATATAGCTGTATATCAGCAGATAAAGGAAGACCATATATACCTCCAATTCTTCCACTAAATCCAGCAGAAAAAGAATCTGGTAAACTACCACCTGCATTTCCAGCTAATTCTGTAGTATTTGCAACAGCTAATAAATCAGCTTCCATAGCAGAAAAATTTGAAACATCTTGATGAGCGTACTGTATTACAATCTGATCATGATTAGCCGATAAAGCTACTTGAGAAGCGTTGTACCAAGAAGCATTATCTAAATTCATACGCATTGGGCCATAAACATTACCGTTTATTTTTAGTGATATTTTGAAAGGACCATTATTACCTCCATAAACTATAGTTCCATCGGGAGCTGAAAGAGTGGCGTTAGATGTATTTATATAAGCTTGGTTTACTTGAAGAAATAACCTTGGTGGATTATTATTATTTAATTGAGCATACCATCCAATTAAAGTTTCTCCAGGTAAAGAACTATGAGTAAATGTTGTTCTACCTGAATCTTCACCAAACGCGTTTGTTTCAATCCCAGTAATAGTTCGTATTACTTGATTAGGGTCTGGAGCGCCTCCAACACTTTCTGGAGCTCCTGTTGTTTTATTAATTGTTTGTAAACCTTGTTCACCTAGTTTAATTCTATTGCCGTTTGCTTCTGCAAAAAAATCACCTTGGTCATTCGCGGCAAGTTTTACTTTTTTATTCTTATCTAAGAACAATTCATATTTTTCTGGCATAACTTATATTTTTATATATTATTTATATTATTCTTTCTTGAGGATAAACCATAGGGTTTTTCTTTGCTAAAAATTCAAAATGCAGCGGCTCATTATTTATAACAATGCCTGTCATAAACCCATATCCCTCTTGATATGTTGATTTTGCATCTATACCAGCTTCATAAGTATCATATGCTGCTAATATTGCTGTTCTTTCATCTGTAATAGATTGAGGTATAGCTATATCTCTTTCAGCTTTTCTTGTAATGTACCAATCACTTCTTTTTAAAGCACTTTGTACATAAGATTTAATTTCTGTAGTTAATTTATTTTTTTCTTCAGTTGTCATAATTTATTTTTTTATGATTTGTTTTTACCTTGCATTGCTTTTTTAGCCATATACCTGTCATCATGCTCAAGTGCTGCTTTAAGGATAATTTTATCCATTACATTGTCTTGATTATCAAGCATTTGTTTTTGAAGACCAATAACCATTTCTTCTAAATTATCTTTTGCTTGAACAAGCATTTCAATTTGGTTATTTTTCTTTTCAACTTCATTTTTTAAAGCGGTAACATCATCTGGCTTGGCACCAGTGATTGTGCTCACCACAATACCAATACTTGCAGAGATTGTACCAATAAGCATCATTACGACTTCTTTATTGGTATCTAATACAGGAAATTGTATAAGTGCTACAATAATGCCTATAACAAATAGGAATATAAATAATGATCCTACGTAATGTCTAATTTCGCGCGCAACGCCGTTTCTAGGAACTGCCATATATTTTTATTTTTTTAATCGTTTATAAATACCTATTGCAGTATATAATATAGATAATAATAAAACAACTGTCTGCAACATTGGGTTTGCTGATGAGATGCTTGTGGCTAATGCGAACATTGCTAATCCGTATATTTTCAAATCTTCTAACATTTTTTTGATTAATATTTACAAGAGCTCTTCATTGTAATCGGACTAACTCTTCGCGGCTTACCTGCTGGCTGGCCTAACCTTGTTTTCTCTCTTATTTTACTTCTTTTTTCTGATGAAGACATTTCACTAGCTGTCTTCGGTGTTTTGCTAGATATTCTTTTCTTTGGTCTACAATAAGGTACACCCCTGCTTTCTCCTTTACTTCTACCACATGGTTTACCTGTACGAACATCTACCCATTCTTCTTTAAACCATCTTTTTAATGATGCACCTTTTTCAGTTTTTCTTACTTTCTTTAAAGCAGCTCTTTCATTTTTACTGGCCCATACAGCTTTTCTTTGGGCATCACTAACGTAAGGCATTATCCTATATTACCGCCTCTTTTACGGCATTTTGCAATATAACCTGATGCATATGCAGAAGGAAATACTCTATATTTAGCTTTTGCTTTTCTATAGCATGCATCCTTTTTAAGCAAAGGTGACTTAGTGCATGTCTTTGATGTTATCGGAGCGTACTTCATTTTAATTCTTAAATTTTTTAATCTTTAAAGATTTTTTCTTAAAAGGTTTTATTTTTAAATTACTTTCTTTTTTGGTTTGCTTTTCTATCATACCTAATTCCCATTCACCCCATCCAAGCATTAATGCAGTACCTTGCCAAAGTTCTGTTTCAGGTTGCATTGCTGTATATATGTGATCCATTTTTAAAACTATACGGTCAGCGGGTAAATTAGTTCCAGCAGAAATTACTTTTCCAGCGGCTAAAAAAGCTGGGTTATCTAAACTAAATCCTTCTGTAAATACTTTTTCTCTTGATTGCTTATATGTAAATGTTTTACCAGCTGAAACAAGTTTTCTTAATTTAGAGTTTATAGGTGGTGATATAGCTGTTGCTTCTATTGCAACTTTAGTATAATCAGGCCTAGATTTTTTAGACTCTTCTACTATCTTGATAATCATATTTTTAACTGTTGCTGCGGCGGCACCATAAACTCCCATACCTCTTAATAATGTATCAACACTACTATTACCTATTCTATAATATCTTGCTTTCTTATCATCTTCTTCTTCATCATCAAATAGCAGTGCAAATAGAGCCTGTTGTAAAGCAGAGAATATAATATTCTGTATTACACTATAATACGCAATCTTACTTATATTTGTCTTCCAATCTCCTCTTCCATTAATTAAATCTAATGTAGCCTTTTTTGTAAGCCTTGCATATTGCATTGGAGTGTTACCAAATGCTAATACAAGTCTACCTAATGAACCTGCTTGTTGCATAGATATTCTATCAGGCCTAGCAGACTGTTGTGTTTCTTCTGCTATTTCTTGAAAGTCTGTAAATGCTTTTTGTTCTGATTCTTTTTGACTTAATCCTTCTTTTTTGTATTTGTTTATTCTGTTTCTATAAAACGTAGCACCACCTGAAGCAATAGCAAATGAGTCAGCAATTTGTGTTGGTGTAAATCCAAACTTAAGTATTGCAGCAAGCATTGCTTGTACTTGGTTTTTAGATGTAGCTGCTGCTTTTGCAATTTCATCAGCATTTACATCAGTTTGTAAACCAGAACGTCTTTGTTTTAAAAAGTCTGAATTAAATAATGTTGAAAAATCTTTTACATACTGCGGAAAATTAGCTAATGCTATACCCGCAGCAATTGGATTA